ACAACAGAGAACGAAAGCAAAGAATCTGCGTTTACAGCCAGTGTGCTAATCGGTAAACGCAAAGGCGGCCGCTATGTTGTTGCTGATGTTATTAACCAAAGGCTTTCGGCTAACGATGTCCGACAGATAATTAAACTGACTGCACAGACGGACAAGGTGAAATACAAGCGTGTAAGGATACGATTACCACAAGACCCCGGACAGGCTGGGAAAGACCAAGCACAGAGCTACGTCAAATTCCTAGCCGGGTTCGACGTAAAGGCAGAAACTGAATCCGGAAGTAAAGAGGTACGAGCGGAGCCGATGGCTGCACAATGGCAAGCCGGTAATTTTGACGTGCTTATTGCCCCATGGAATGATATTTATTTCAGCCAGCTTGAAAGTTTCCCCGCTTCAAAATTTAAGGATATGGTGGATGCTGGCAGTACGGCATTTAATGAGCTTGAGTCTATGAACGTTACTACATTCGGGGCTAATGATGAATTGAATAAAGAAAGTTATTGGAGAAGATAACAATGGCAGGAGCTTTTAGAGAAATCGGCCGCTCCGGATTGATGCGCTGGGGCGGCTGGATATATGATGAGTTCCTGCGGGAACTGCGTGGCCGTAAAGGTGTAGAGACTTTTAAAGAGTTCGCTGAGAACGATGATATGGCCGGTGCAATTCTATTCAGCATAGAAACCCTAATGCGCCAAGTTACTTGGGATGTTAAACCAGTCGGAGATCACATTGATGATACAAAGGCAGCTGAATTCATTTTTTCCTGTATGGACGATATGGAAGTTTCTTGGTCTGACTTCATCTCGGAGGTGCTGTCTTTCCTTACCTTTGGCTGGTCATATCATGAAATCGTGTATAAGCGTCGTATAGGAGCTACCAGAAACCCACAGACTAAAAGTAAGTATGACGATGGGCTTATCGGTTGGCGTAAAATACCGATTCGCAGTCAAGATACACTTTGGGAATGGCGATATGATGACCATGAAAATTTACTTGGGCTGATTCAGTGTGCCCCGCCAACGTTCGAACAGGTATTCATACCCATCGAAAAAGCGTTGCATATCAGGACTAAAAGCCGTAAAGCTAACCCGGAGGGCCGCTCCATTCTCAGAAACGCATATCGGAGCTGGTGGTTTAAACGCAGGATACAGGAAATAGAGGGTATTGGTATTGAGCGCGACCTTGCCGGGCTACCAGTTCTTGAAGCACCAGAGGGAGCGGATATTTGGAGTGATGAAGCAGCTGGAGATAGGGCAACAGCAGAGCAACTTGTCAGCAAGATACGCCGGGACGAAAAAGAAGGCATAGTCATCGGAAACGGCTGGAAGCTGTCATTGTTGACAACTGGAGGACGCCGTCAATTTGACACCAACGCCATCATTGAACGATACGATAACCGCATAGCAATGACTGTACTAGCTGACTTTGTGCTTTTAGGGCATCAAATGGTCGGCTCTTTTGCGTTAAGCAGCGATAAAACCGAGCTTTTTGGTATTGCATTAGGCGCGTTTTTAGATCTCGTTTGCGAGGTCTTTAACAGCCAAGCCATACCAAGGCTTATTGATATGAATGGCGATGTTTTCAAGGGGATAAGCGGATACCCGGAGCTGATACATAACGATATAGAGCGGCCTAATTTGGACAAACTAGGAAGGTTTATAAAAGATATGGTAGGTGTTGGCCTGATTACCCCAGATGAAGACTTGGAAGACCATTTGCGCATTGTTGCAGATTTGCCGGGTAGAGATCCGGAGGGCAGTTATTTAGGGGCCGCAGCCAGTAATCCACGGTATGAGCCTTCGCCAGCTGTTGGAAGTACAAACCGGGCTTCTGATGATTTAGAAAGCTAACCATGTGGCAGTTTCCAAAACATCCAAAACATCGTTTAAAACATCAACCGACCCAGTTTGAGAAATCGGAGACAAACCCAACGCTAAGAAGGATGCGCTCTTTCCTCAATGCTGAAGAACCTCGACTTGCCAGATGGCTTGTACGAACTTGGGACAACCAACAGACTGATATTACATATGCTGAACTTAGAAATGCTGTCCTGTACGGTGATGTAAGCCTAGAACAGCTTGAGAGGTGGCAGCTCTCATATTCCGAGCTTGTTAATACACAGCTTGCCCCAGCATGGCAAAAGACAATGAATGAAGCCGCTTGGAATCTTAAACACCAGTTTCCGAATTTTTTCTACGACCCGTTTATGGATGCAACTCAAGATTATATCCGAAAACATGGGGCCGAACTCGTAACCAATATCGTAAACAGTCAGCGCGAAGCTATCCGGTCGATGGTTTCACAGGCAACGTTCTATGAAACTGCAATAACGCCAGACGCTCTTTCCCGCTTCATACGGCCCACTATCGGACTGACTAGGCCACAGGCAATGGCAAATCTAAACTACTGGAAAGCTCAATGGGATACCGGAGCTGAAATGGGGCTGTCTGTTAGGGCAATTGAGGACCGAGCTAACAGGATGGCAGCGAATTATGCTGCACGTCAGCACAGATATCGAGCCATGATGATAGCCCGGACTGAATTGGCTGACGCTTATAACCATGGAGCCTATTTCGGGACACTAGATGCCCAAGAAAAGGGATACCTTGGCGCTTGTAAGAAAATCTGGGTGACTGCCTTTGATGAAAGGGTATGTCCTACATGTTCGGCATTAGACGGCGTGTCAGTGAACATGGATGCAATGTTTCCCGGTGGCGTATTCTTGCCCCCCAAGCATCCCAATTGCAGGTGTGGAGTTGAATTCAGGCAGGTATCAGTGCCAATTGTTCCAACAAATGTTCAGTTGGAAAATGTCGATATAGATGATATAATAGAGCCAGGGGATGCAATGGAATATGAATCGGATGGCATGGGCTGGGATAACCAGCAAGAAGATGATCGAATAGTTTGGCCTGAAAAAGGCGAACCTATTACTACTACTGACTATCGGGAATTACGAACATATGCAAATGATCACGATATATTATTATCAGGGTTTAGAAACTCTGATGTCGATATTGAACTGATGAAGGAAGTCATAGATGACGCTGCTAAGGTATTGGAGCAATTCCCAGAGTTGGGGGGGACTGGCCGAAAAAAGCTTACGCTGATGTTGTCTGATATGTCTGATAACGATTTTTCAATGGTTTATAAAGACAGTCATATTCTGCGTTTAAATTCTAAGGCATATCGCTCTAAAAAAGCACTTGCAGAAGAATATGCAAAATTAGCTGATGAAGGTTGGTTTGTTAGAGGTACTGACTATCATTCAATTGTATACCATGAGTTAGGTCATGTTTATGCTAATAAGCATGGTATTAATGGAATGGATATAGTTTTAAGCATTCTCGAGACAAAAAACGAAAAATATGCTGTTAAATATCTTCGAGAGTATTTATCTCAATACTCTGTTTCTAGTCCAAGCTGGAATGAAATAATATCAGAAATCTTTTCTTCATATTTTTCATTACACTCACCAAAACCTGACTTAGTATCAAAAGCTATGGATAGATTAATATAACAGATAAGGGGGTAGCGATATGATGTCAGCAAACAAGGAACCTGTTTTTTGGATGTCAAACGAGGAATGGTATATTTATGACGAAGAAAAAAATGAATTCAAAATGACAGACAAAGCACCAGAACGCGCCATCAAAAGTTTTGAGCTTTGGAATCGTTCAGAGGAAGATGTTAAACCCAAAGCAGTGTAGGTTTTAAACCTAACTAGCGTCCTGTATTTTACAGGGCGTTTTTTGTATGGTAATCTTGTCCAAACAATATAAGGGATGAGTACATATGGACGTTTTCATGCATGTAAGCCGCCTAATGCAATTTCCTGATGGCCATATCTTGGATTTAAGCAAAGGGCTTAACTTCCACCAACATAGTTGGATTAACCTGCTTGGTGGATTTGTAGACCGGGGCTTTGTCAAGCACCTGGAACAGTTATTCGAGCAAGGGATAAGCAAGCATGGCTCAAATTACCTTTATCATGGTCTTAAGGATATGATTTGCTATTCATCATGGGCGTTAGAGATGTGTTTTGAACATGTGCGATACACTGAGTTTACAGAGAAACCTTCACGCCTTCAGAGTGCATTCGCTTGGCGGGATTTGGCTGAGGCACAGAAAGCTCTCAGGAGTAATGAATGGGCTATATACGCTGTTCAGCCGCTGGATGCAGTGGCTTTTTTGGATATGAAACTGATAACGGGTGATAGGAAGCTTTTTGGCGGTGCTGAGGATAACGCTAGAGCTTACTGGGGCGGTAAAAAGCCTGAAACCCCAGAATACACTCCTTTGACCGAGGTTGTGATGAAATGCCCAGTAAAGATACTGGAGAAAGTGATGTAAAATGGATACGAATACATATGTTATGAGCGACAAGAACGCCGAACCACTCAATGAAAGAGAACTCTATTGCCTAGCAAAGCATCTGCAAATATTTTACTTAAAAGCTTTTCTGCATGGTGAAAATGTGGAGCATGAAAGTGGTCTACCTGCCTGTGGAAATTGTCCGCATTTTCATTGCGTGAAGGAGACTGTAGAGGGTGATCGTGTAAAGTTGAATTGCGAATACTCAGGACATCGATTTTTTTATGGTTTGCTTAAGCGCTTGGAAGACCTTACCGATGTCTCCTTTCCACCGCTTATAGGGTTTGATCCTTTAATGCCTGCATCTGTTTATAGAAAGAGCAATGTATCTTGATGCAAATATGGTCTGCGCTACATTGGTGGATCTCATTAGAGTACATGGTGAGTAAGCCACCCAAAACTGGGCGGTTTTTTTATGCCTTTTTTTGAAAGGAGGTGATTAATATCGGCGATGTAAGTAAATGGAATCCACCAGCACAGGGCAGCAAGGAAAGGGAATCATGGCCTAGGAGTGCCTTTTTAGACCAAGCTAACCGACGTTACCCTTTCAAAAGCAAAGATTCAAGCGGAAAATTTGTAGTTTCAGAAGCCGGGTTAAACGCTGCTAGAAACCGAGCAGCCCAACAAGGCGATGTATCAATATTTAGGGCCGCTACTACGAGGCTTAACCGGATTCGAGAAGCGCGAGGTGATAAGCCGTTTAGCATGACTATCAGTGGAGACGCACGTAAAAGCGCTGATTTTAACATCTACAAGTCAGACGATGATAAGCGGCAAGTATTCGGCTGGGCTTCAGTGGCAAAACGCGCAAACGGCGAAGTTGTTGAAGACTGGCAAGGGGATATCATCGGCATTGATGAGCTGGAAAAGGCCGCTTACGACTTCACACTGAACTATCGTGCCGCTGGCGATAACCA